GATCAAAAATTTATATTAGAGAACTCATTTATTGATACTGAGTCAATTAGAGTGTTTGTAAGAAAGGGTGGAGCATCATCTGGACTAGAATATTCAAGAATTGACAACATTACAAGTTTAGGTGCATCATCAAACATCTATTTGATACAAGAAATCAAAGATGAGAAGTATGAGTTGCTATTTGGTGATGGATTTTTCGGTACAAAACTAGAAGATGGAGATATTATAGAAATAAGTTATATTATTACTGAAGGAAAAGCAGGTAACGATGGTAAATTCTTCTCATATAGTGCAGATGCGGTAGATGATGCGGGTAATCCACTCGCTGCTAGTGCAACACCTGTTATAAACACCACTCAGAATGCAAAAGGTGGTGGTGATATTGAAACTATAGAGTCTATTAAGTATATTGCACCCAGAGTGTACTCATCACAGTACAGAGCAGTCACAACAAAGGATTACGAGGCAATAATACAAAGTGTATTTCCTGATGCAGAGTCTGTTTCAGTGGTTGGCGGTGAAGAATTAGATCCACCTGAGTTTGGTACTGTTTTATTGAGTATAAAACCAAGAAATGCAACATTTTTATCTGATTTTACAAAAACAAGAATCTTAGATGAGTTAAAGAGTTACTCCATAGCAGGAATTAACCAAAAAATAGTTGATCTTAAGATTCTATACATCGAACTTGACAGTGCAGTCTATTATAATACAAATGTATACGATGAAACTGATACTTTAAAAGCACAAGTAACTCAATCGTTAACAAATTATGGAACTTCTACTAATTTAAACAGATTTGGGGGAAGATTTAAGTATTCTGACTCTGTATCAGTTATTGATGAGACAAATAAAGCAATTACATCAAATATTACTAAAATTATAATGCGTAGAGACTTAAAACCTGTCTTTAATTCGTTTGCTCAGTATGAATTATGCTATGGTAATCAATTCCATGTAAATAAAGATGGTAAAAACATCAAAAGTACAGGATTTACAATTTCTGGTCGATCTGATACACTTTACTTTACAGATATTCCAAATCCAGACTTAAAAACAGGTCAATTAGCAGTTATTCAATTAGCAGAGGTTGCAGCAGACTCATCTGCTGTTGTTCTTCCATCTGCAGGAACAGTAGATTATGTAAAAGGTGAAATAATTATCAATACACTGAATATCACTAGCACAACACTTGGAAATGGGTTGATTGAGATTCAAGCATTCCCAGAATCTAATGATATCATAGGTTTGAAGGATTTGTACCTTCAATTGGACATGTCAAATACTAAGATAAATATGGTCAGAGATACAATATCTTCTGGACAGCAAATATCTGGAATTGGATATAGAACAACCTCTAGTTACTCAAATGGTACTTTAATTAGGTCATAAAACGAATGATAGAAACCTACAGTCCATTATCTTCTAGGGTTAAGACCTATCAAGTTGTTGGAGATCAAACTCCAGAGTTTGCAAAGGCAGAGAATCCACTATTAGAAGAATTTTTAAAGCAATATTACATATCACAAGAACATCAAGGTGGTTCTCTTGATATTGGGGAGAATATTGACAAATATATTAAGATTGATAATTTAACTAAAGAAGTTGTTGCAGGAATAGCAAGTATTTCATCTGGTATTGATTCTACAACTGATACTATAACAGTTTCTCCTAATACCAAAGGATTTCCACAAGAGTATGGTCTTTTAAAGATTGATAATGAGATTATAACATATACAGGTGTAACTACTAATACATTTACAGGATGTACAAGAGGGTTTAGTGGTATCACAACATACCGTACTACCAATGACCCATACAATCTAACATATACAGATACTACACCTGCTAAACACGATTCTGGAGCAAGTATACAGAATTTAAGTGCATTATTCTTACAAGAGTTCTATACTAAGTTGAAAGCACAATACACACCTGGTCTAGAGGGTGTCACACTAAGTCCTGAGCTTAATGTTAACAACTTTATAAAAGAAGCAAGAAATTTATATGAATCTAAAGGTACTGATGAGTCATTTAAGATTTTATTCAAGGCATTATTTGGTTTAGAACCAAAAATCAACGATCTTGAGAAATATCTAATAAAACCATCATTTGCCAACTACTTAAGAAGAGAATCTTTTGCTGTTAGGGTAATAGAAGGTGATCCACTTAAATTAATAGGTCAAACACTATACCAAGATAATGAAATAGGTAATGACCTAGTAAATGCTGCGTCAGGACCTATTTCTGATGTTGTACAGATAAGAGATGACTATTATCGCATATCTGTGTTTATTGGTTTTGATGATAGAGACTTAATCGAAGGTAATTTTGTAATACCTGGCAAAACACAGTCAATAGGCACAATTGGAATCGGTGCAACAGTAATTACAGTTGATTCTACCATAGGATTTGGGCAAACAGGTACTTTCCAAGTTGGAGTGACTGATGACTCCTTTTATCAGACATTAGACTATTCAGAAAAGACTATAAACCAGTTTATCGGTGTTACAACTGCACTAAAAGAGATTCCATCAGCAACTGAATTATATGCACCTACTTTAGTCTATGGATTTGAAGATAACGACTTAAGTAAGAGAGTCAACATGAGATTGACTGGTGTAATTAGTAATTTTGAGTCTTTACAGAATTTATATGGACTAACTGAACAATCTAGGATACAAGTTAAGAATTTAGGTAGATATGTTAAGAATCCACCAACAGATAAAACATATTCGCAAGTATTTTTCAATTCTTGGGTTTATAACACTAGTGCAAGGTATGAAATAGAACAATTCTTTGGAACTACTTTTAGATTGAAGGGTAGGATTGATAAAGCAAGTATAAAGAAGAACGATACAGTAGAAATAGTCATCAGAAACACTCAGACGGTCGTTGCAACGGGTTTAAATGTAAACTTCGTAAATACTGCACTAAATGAGGTAACTCTCTCAGGAACCATTACAGCTGCCTCTGGTATTAGCTATGATATAAGAAGAATACAAGAAAAAGCAACAAGTACAGGAGTTCCCATCGTTGGTGGTCAAGATCAGATACTTGCAGATGTAACTAACGCATATATTCTTGATGCTAAGTATTCTCCTACTAATTTAAAGGAAGGTTATGTTGCATCTAACTCTATTCCTTCATATGACATTACAACTGAAAAAATAACCGCAACATTAACAGATCCAAAGATAGGAAACAATGATTTTGAAGGTTATGATGTATTAACCAATAGATACACAATTTTCTCATTTCCAAGCAGTGTACCTTTCAAAACTGGAGAAGAAATCTCATATGTCCCAAGAGGAGACACTACAGCAATCGGTGGACTAACTCAAGCATCATATTTTGTTGAAGTATTGTCACAAAACAATAAAATCAAATTATATCAGTCAAGATCGTTCATTCCTTCTGGAATAGCAGTTGGATTTGTTCCTACTGAGCTTCCTACAGGAATTCATGACTTTATTCGTGCAGAACAAGCAAGAGAGTCTATTTTCCCTTCTGGAACACTTAAAAGGTTTATTTTAGATCAAAACCTTACTGATGGTACAAAACCAAAGACAACATCTGAATCAACACAAACTGGAACAACAGGAATGTTGATTAATGGTGTTGAAATTACAAATTACAAATCTGACAAGTATATTTACTTCGGACCTGTAAGATCTTTTGATATAGTTAACGCAGGTAGAGGATATGATGTTTCATTCCCACCTTCAGTTGGTTTTGAGACTAGCACAAGTGGTATTAACACTGCTTATGGTAGAGTATCTGTTGCAGGTACTGTTACTGGTATTTTAGTAGATCCTGTTGAATATGAGATTAAAAATGTAGTATCTGTCGATGTTCATGGTGGAAATGGATCTGGAGCAAGAGCAGAGGCAATAACAGAACTGGCATATAGATCACTTACATTTAATGCTAAAAAATTTGCAATAGGTGGTAATATTGATGTTGGGTCTGACCGATTTATTTTAAATAAAGAGCATTTCTATAAAACAGGTGATAGAGTAATATACAATGCCAATAACAATAATCCAATAGCACTTTCTACTAGTACTGCTGTTGGTCTGGATACTGGTTTGGTAGAAGGTCAATCTTACTATGTTGGTGTTGCAGCAACTAATATATTCCAAATTTATACAAATAAGTCTGATGCAGTCGCAGGTGTTAATACAGTAAGTTTTGGTTCTACCGCAGGTGATTCAAATGTCGGTATTCATCAGTTTAATGATTATGAGACTAAACGAAGAATATCTAGAATTGCTGTAATTGATAGTGGATCAGGTTATACAAATAGAAAAATATCAGTAAATCCAACAGGAACTATTGGTGGAATCAGCACTGTTAGAGATTTTATTGAGTTTCCTAATCATGGATTCAAAGATGGTGAGGTTATTCATTACAGTTCAGATGATACTGCAATAACTGGTTTATCTACAACTGCACAATACCAAGTATTAACAATAGATGATAATAGTTTTAGATTATGTAATTCTGGTCTAGCAACTACAAGATTACCTGATCAAACAAATTATCTTAATAAGTTATACACTAGATTTGATTCTACTGGTTCTGGATATCAAAACTTCTTTTATCCTGCGGTAACTGTTGATATTAATGTTGTTACAAGTGATGATGCTAATAGAACCATAGAAGCATTCCCTATTGTCCGTGGTTCTGTTGTTGATACCATTCTTTATGATGAAGGTCGTGATTATGGATCTAATATAATCAATTTTGAAAAAACACCGATAGTAACTACAAATTATGGTGAGTTGGGTCAGATTGGACTAACTATTGTTAATGGTAGAATATCAGATGCTTTTGTTCAAGCAGCAGGTCAGAACTATGACGGTCCTCCTGATTTAGAAGTCATTGGAGTGGGAACTGCAAATGGTGCTAGACTTCGTGCTGTAATGAACGGTGGATCTATTGATAAAGTCAAAGTTCTAGCAGCAGGTGTTGGATACGCATTATCAACAACAACAGTAACAGTTCTTGCACCAGGTAACGCTGCTACATTTGCAAGTAATATTAGAAGACTAACAGGTAATAAATTTAATACTAGTCAAACAACAAATGGTGATTATCTAGGTGCAGTTGACGGTGGATTAGCGATAGAGAGTGTTGGATATGGTGAAACAGTTAGAACAGTATTTAATGATGATGGTACAGGTCACTCTCCTATCATAGGTTGGGCATATGATGGAAACCCAATATACGGTCCTTTTGGATTTTCAGATAGAGACAACAATCAATCTGGATCTAGAAGAATGCTTTCTTCTTACAAGTTAGATCAGTCTAGAGTTAAGAATAGACCAAACACCTCAGAATTTGTTGCAGGATATTTTACAGAAGATTATTACTATGATTCTAGTGGTGATTTAGATGAACATAATGGTAGATTTTGTAAGACTCCTGAGTATACTCAAGGAATATATGCATACTTTGCAACTGTAGATAATTTAATTGCACCTCAGTTCCCATATTACATTGGGCATACTTATAGAGGATTCCCAATAGAAGAGAATATACAAGTTGGTAGTAAGATAAAACAAAGTAATTTTAACTTTGAGAATTCAGAATTAGTTAGAAATACAAATCCATACAATATGTTTGGTAGTGGTGTATCTTACGATTATGTGGTTCAACCATACAAATCAATCAATAATGTTGCTTTCCCTGAGAGAATACTATCTGGATCAATAGACAATATTAAAATTGTCCAATCAGGCATAGGATATACTGTTGGTACACCATTAAATTTTGATAATTCGGATACTGGTGGAAGTAATGCATATGCAATTGTAAATAAAATTAATGGACAAGAAGTAAGTAAAATTAGTACTATTTTTAATAAATTTGAAGATATAATTTTCTCATGGGGTGGATCAGATAGAGTTATTGGTCATAGAAAACCATTCCATCAATTAAAGTCAAGTGACTATGTGCAGGTTTCTGGATTGTCCACTAGTATTATTGGATTAACTGGATCGCATCAAATTAGTTTAGTTGACTATTCAACAACTTTACTCGATACTGGATTTGTTGGTGTTGTAACTGATATTAGAGTACAATCTATTTCTCCTACAGTTTCTGTAGGTGCTACCATTGGATTCTCTACACAAATATTTTCTGCAGGTATAGGAACAACTGTTGGTGTTGGATCAGAGACTGCACAAATTTTAAATATATTCCCTGATGATAATGTATTAAGAATTCGTAGATCAGGTGCAGCTGCAACTACAGGTATTCTTGGTATTGGAGTTTCTTTCTTCACAGATGAAATTATAATTCCTTTGGCAGTTGAGTACTTTGAGTCTCAACCAAATAGAAAGATATACTTCAACCCAACAGAATCTGTTGGATTTGGTACTACAGTAAGTCAAACCATAACTAGATCTTATCAGTATATGGGTGTTACCAAAGATAGATCTTTATTAACAAAAACAATACACTTAGAAAATCATGGTTTACAAACTAATGACGAACTGACTTTTTCTATCCCTACAAGCGGATCTAATATTTCCTGTGCTACTTCATCAATATATGCAGGTACATTTAATCTTCCATCAACAGTTTATGCAGTCAAAAAGACTGAAGATACAATTGGAATAAAAACAACTAAAACTTCTGCTGATTTAACCTTTATTAGTGGTGGATCTAATGTATATGATTATTTGTTTGAGAAAGTAGAACCAGTCAAAGTTACTGGTACAATTGAAAAAATTGCAACCACTGTTGAAACTACTGTTGACCATAGTTTAGAAGATGGTGATATAATTGACTTAATTGTAAAACCAGGTCTTTCAACTGGTATTGGTACAACAACATATACTAAATTAAAAGTCATTGATGATTATTTAATTACCAATCCTCTTGAGATTGCTGCATCTGGAATAAGGACAGATACAAACAGAATTAGAGCAAATGATCATAGATTAGTCACAGGTGAGAGGATACTATACTATGGTGCGAATTTACCTGATGGGATTGAACAAAAAGAATATTATGTTGTTAGAGTAGATGATAATACAATATCTCTTACAAATACTTTTGCAGAAACTGCAGGTGTACCTGTTCTTGTTAACATAACAAGTCAAGGTGGATCTGGTCAAACAATAAACCCAATAAATCCACAATTAAGACCTTTCAAGAATAATGATTTGGTCTTTGACATGAGTGATCCAAGTCTAACAGGTTATCAGTTAAAATTCTACTATGATACGAATTATTTCAATGAATTTGTTGGATCTGCCTCCAGTGAGACTTTTGAGGTTATTGGTGTAAGTACATTTGCAACTGTTGGTATTGGATCAACCATACCTACCTTTGATAATGTATTCCATCCAACTACAATTCTTAAATACTCAGATACTTCACCAGAATTGATATTCTACAATGTATTTGGTACAAGTGGTGTAGCAACTACTAAAAACACTGGTGTAGTTAATCAAGGTCAGGTAAAATATGTTGATAGTGGATATGCAGGAAAATTTAATATTGTAGGTGTGTCAAACACTGAATTTAAGGTTAATCTAAGATTTCCTCCAGAGTCGTTACAGTATACTAGTGCTAATTGTGATAACTTATCATATACAACACAATCACCAACTGCTAATGGTGGTATATCATCAATAACTATTCTTAACCGTGGAATAAATTATGAAAAAGTACCTGGCATTAGTAGTGTTGCAGGATCTGGTTCTAATGCTATATTGATAGTAGAATCAGTAGATATTAATAGATTATCCGAAGTAACTGTTCCTGATGATGTTTTTGGTTATCCATCTGATAATACATTAAAACCAGATGCTTTTATACCTAGAGTTCTTACTATTGCTGATTACTCAACTATAGTAGATGTCAGAGTATCTTTTGGTGGTAGAGCATATATTACTGCACCTCAACTTGTTATATTTGATAAAGGAACAGGGGAGGTTGTGGATAGTGGACTTATCACTTGCGATTTAAGTGACTCTGCTGTTACTAGTGCAACTATTAGTGTGCCACCTTCGGGATTGTCTGAAAATGAATTTGGAGTAATACCTACAAGAAATAGTAATGGTATTGCGGTACTAGAGGCATTTGCTGACGCAGGTATATTGACATGTAAGATATCTACTCCAATTCTAGGATATAAGAAGGAACCTATTGCAATTGGAGACTCTATATTCTTAGAAGGTATTACATCTTATGATGGTACTGGATATAACTCTGCAGATTATAAATTTACTCCATTCAGAGTTAGTGACTATAACAACGCAACAAATCCAAGACAGGTTACTTTTGACTACACTGGTTTTACTACAAATCCAGGTATAGGTGTAACTGCAATATATGGTTTTGGTAATATAACAAAATTTGGCAATCTTGCAACATTTGAGGTTACTAAAGGATTCTCAACATTTGTAGAGAATGAGAAATTCAAGAGAAATACTAATCCTTTTGCTGATGTTAGATTAGACTTTGTAAATGTCAATACTGCCAATATCATTGTTAGTGGTGCTGAGGATTTAGAAGTTGGAGACATTTTAGTCGGTAAATTGAGTGGATCATCTGCTAGAATTACTGGAGTAGAAGAATTTGATGGTAATTTTAATATACAGGCATCTGTTAAGACAACAGTTGGTTGGAGAGATAATGTTGGATTAATTAATGATACAAACCAAGTCTTACCAGATAATGACTATTATCAGAATTTGTCTTATGCTATAGAGAGTCCTAAAACATATGAAGACTTAATTACCTATGTTAATGATATTGTTCACCCAACAGGTCTTAAAAACTTTGCTAATACTGAAATTATAACAGATGCAGCGTTACCAGGTTATAAGAGTGTGGGTGAAACCTTTACTCCTGCGGAAGATAAAGGTGGATTAGTATTAGACTTTATCAATGAACCACTTAGAGTTGATGCGATATATCCTGCCGATCTAGCAAGAGACTTCCAAGCACAGGGTAATATATCTAAATTTGTAGAACTTAGAAGCACTAGACTCGCTGATTTCATACTAAACAAAACTAATAGAGTTTTAAAGCATGATGATATTAGTCCTCAATTTGTGTCTAATGATTCTAACGATTTAAGTCCTTACAGAATTGTTGCTACTTATCCTGCTCCTAGAAAATTCCAAAGGTTCTTTACACAAACTGTTCATCAAGCAGAAGATCCTGCAAAGAATCAATATCAATTAAATGAGTTTATTTCAGTAACCGTAGGTCAAGATACATTCCTATTACAAAAATATGAAGATAAAAACTATGATCAATTAGGTTTTACAACCAGTTATGTTCAGTTTGATACTAGCTATTCCTCTAATGCAACAGATTTAATAATTAGACCTAACGAACCATTCGATACTGATTATGAAGTTAAGACTTTCCAATCAAACTTCTCCGATACTGTTGGAGTGGGAACCACTGCGTTTGGTCATATTAGATTAGAATCATCAGTTAGCACGGTAGGTGGAGCAAATACATTAGGAGTTGCTTTGACAACTAATGTTATTGGTGTTTCTACAATAACAACTGAAGCTGCAGTCATACAATTTGTAGTAAGTGACTTAACAACTAGTCAAGTTGACTTCTTTGAGTATGCTGCAATGCATAATGGTTCCGACACATATCTAACAGAATTAGCAGCATTTAACTCTAAACAAAATTTAAGTGGTTTATCATCACCTGATTTTATCGGTACATTTAGTTCTTACATAGATGGCGGTCTATTAAAACTTGATTTCTTAAATGGAAGTCAGAATACAGTTGAGATAAAGTCTAAAATGATTGCTGTAGATCCTTCAGTGGTAGGACCTACAACAGATTACAGATTTAAGAATACCACATTTGACCCAGATGGAACTGAAAGAACTGCAAGATTAGAAGTTACAAGTCAAGCAAAGGCAGGTATTGCTACTGTTTGTGGTATTGCTAGTATTAGAGATTTGTCTGTTAAATCCACAATTCATGTTGCAATTGGAGATACCCAGTCAATCCATTCAATTTACTTATTAACTGATCCATATAATCAACAAAACTTTATAACTGAGTATCCATTAGCATCTATTGGTGCTACAATGGGAATTGGTACATTTGGATCTACATACAGACCTGATGGGCATATTAATCTTGAGTTCCATCCATCAGTTTCTGGTATAGTTAGTGTTAGTGCATATAATGAAATCTTATACAAAGACGAAGATCCTAATGGATTATTAGAAGGTATTGGTGAAATTAGTTATGGATCTGTTTTTGAGAATGTTGCACAAACCAAATACTTGGGAATAAACAATAGAGATAGTAGAACATTTGCGATAAGGAATCAAGGTGTCCCAATATATGCACAAGAAACTAATATTGCTGATCCTAATGCTCTTGATAGAACCACAGGTACATTTAAACAAGAGCACTTCTTCTCTACTTTTGAGCAATTAATATACAAACCAGACTCAAATCTTATAGGTATTGGCGGTACTGCTCTTGTATATCAAACAGGTGCAGGTGTAACTGGATATCTTCCTGACCTTGTATTTGCAATAAAGGATAATGAAGAAGAATATAGAATAGCATTAACAAAAAATGACGCAATAGCTGGTACAGCAGTAACATTCTTACCTGACTCAGGTGCAGGTAATAAGCATAGATTCTCAATGGCAAAGAGAGATTCTAAGTCAATGATAACTATTAGCGGTCTTGTTCAGAAACCAATAACTTATACATCGGTTAATTATGATTTACAAGTTCCTGTTGCAGGTTTTGTTACCGCATTTGTATTAAGTGGTATTGGATCAATCTTATCTGGTGATCTTATTAGAATAGAAGATGAATATTCTATCGTAAGAAATGTTGGTGTAGGTACAACTAGTTTAGGTCCTGCGGTTGGTATAGGAACTTGGAGTCTAGTTGAAGTAGAAAGGGGTGCAGTTGGAACTGCTGCTACTCCACATGCTGCAGGAGAACCTGCTAGGATCTTTAGAGGATCATTCCAGATATTAGATAGTAATATACACTTTACACAAGCACCTCTTGGTGGTGATTTGGGTTTACTTAATCCTGGCAACTTACCATATCCTAGAGCAACCTTTGGTGGAAGAACATTCTTAAGGCAAGATTATCTTAAGAATCAGTTATTTGATGATATATCAAATTCATTTGACGGATTAGAGACTACTTATTCATTAACCTCTGTAGGTGGAGCAGTTACTGGTATCGGTACTACAGGTGGTAACGGTGTATTATTCATCAATAATATATTCCAAGCACCATTTAGTGAAAATAATACTGATGCAAACTTTAAAATTATAGAAAATGCGGGAATTGCTTCAGTCCAATTTACTGGTGTTAGTTCGGAAGGATTTACGACACCGATAATAGACATTGGTGATGTCAACGAGAACCAATTACCGAGAGGTGGAATTGTTATATCGGCAGGATCTACGCCAGGTAGAGGTTATGCTCCTTTTGTTGGTGCAAAAGTATTCCCTCAATTAGATTCTAGCGGTACTATTACTAATATTATTGGTATTCCTACCTCAGAAGGTACAGGATTCCAAATTAGCACCGCACAATATGATAATGTGACTGGTATATTATCAGTAACTACCGCAACAAATCACGGTCTTACTATTGATGATCAAATAAAACTTGTTGGATTATACTTTACATGTCCTAAAGACGATGTAGGAACACCCACAAACTTTGTGTACAATCCTGCAACTGGCATATCAACAGTTACTTTGAATAATCATGGATTGTCAAATGGTGATGCTATAAGTTTCAGAGCTAACTCACTGACACTTAGTTGTACAATGGGAACTGGTAATAAGACATACCCTCGTCCAACTGATCCTCTTGCAGGTAATGGTCAGTATCTAACTGTCTCTAATGTCACTACAAATACCTTTAGAGTCAATGTAGGTGCTGCAGGTAGTAATGTTTATTGGAATCCATCAGACGCAGACTATGATCCTAATGCAGGTATCATGACAGTAACGATAGGTACACATGATCTATATGTTGGTAAGGGAGTTGTAATTCCAGACAATACATTTACATTTACTTGTTTACAAGATGGTAACACTGCACAGAAAACATATCCTCGTGCAACTGATCCAGTATCGGGTGCATCTATTAATGTTGTCGCAGTTGGAACAGCAACCGCAAATATATCTACCGCAATTTATGATCCTACAGCAGGTATTTTAACAGCAACATCTGCAGGTCATAACCTCATGGTAGGCAACAGAATACAAATTGCGGGAGATTCTCTAACATTTACATGCAGTAAAGATAATAACGCAACTTATCACCCATATCCTAGATTAGGTGATCCAATAAGAGATAAGTGGGTTGCGGTAGCAAGTACAACACTCAATACATTCTCTATCAATGTAGGATCCTCTAGTGGCATATATCCTCATTATGATGCAAGTGACCATTCATTATATTCTGTTGCTACAGGTGCACTAATAAAACAGACAGGAACGATTGATCTTAATGTTGGTACAGGTGGAACTGGAACATCTGCACATACATTTGTTTCTGCTGCTACAAGTTCTGTACAGTCTTTACCACAGTCAGCACATACATTTGTAAGTGCAGTAACAAATGCGGTTCAAACTCTTAACTATGTTGGTGTTACAACTAACATATTCCCAGACTATGACCAATCCACAGACATAACGAATATAGTATCACCTACAATATTCAATACTTTTGTAGGACCTAGTACAATACCTCACACATATAATGGTGGTGGGTCACCATATGCATTCAAGTATTTGGATGATCTAACATTTGGTTCTGGTTATAATCAACTTTTAGGAACCGTATCTATTGGTGTTACAAATCCTGTTGGATCAGGAGCAACAATTACAGCAACTGTTGGTGCAGGTGGTTCATTAATCTTTAGTATTGATCATGCAGGAACAGGATATACTAGCGGAACACAATTATCTGCTCCTGATCCTAATGGTTCTAATTTAGGAATACAAGGTCTTTACAGACTAGGACTTGGCAATACTACAACTGCAGGTGTTGGTGCTTCTATTACTGTAGACATTATTGGAGTAAGCACAAATACAGGTGCAGGTTCTACACTATTTGAAGTTTCTAAATGGGAGTTTAGCAAACCTGGTTATGGATTCAAGATTGGTGATAAATTTACATTAGCTGGATTATCAACTGATCCTACTGCAGGTGATGACTTCTTACCGTTTGAAATAACAGTCTCTAATATCTTTAATGATGATATTTCTGCGTGGCAGTTTGGACAGTTAGATTACATTGATAATATCAAACCATTCCAAAATGGAAGAGACAAGAGATTCCCACTTTATTATCAGAACCAGTTAGTTAGTTTTGAAAAAGATCTTGATGATCCACAATCTAGACTTATAGAATTAGATTCTGTTCTACTAATATTTGTAAATGGTGTACTTCAAGAACCTGGCATAAACTATGAGTTTGAAGGTGGAACATCCATATCATTTGACTCTGCACCAACAGATGAAGATGATGTGTTTATATTCTTCTACAGAGGAACAGTTGGTCAAGATAGTTTCATATTTGATGTTAATGAAACTGTCAAAGAAGGTGATGTAATAGAATTATTCAAGAGTGCAGAAATTGAAAGAAACAATGTTGCTAAAGATACAACTAACTTTGCACAAAGGGATGAAAGAGTAATTCAAAGAATTGCAACAGCATCTATTGTTGAGACACCATTCTATCAAGGTAGTGGTGTTAATAATAATGAATTTAAACCTCTAAGATGGACTAAACAAAAACAAGACATTGAATATGGTGGTGGATTAATTTCTAAAGCAAGGGATCAATATGAAGCACAAATAACACCTATTTGTAATGTACTAGCATCTATTGCTTCTACTGATACATTCTTGTTTACTAATCACACAGAACGCTTTAGAGATATTGATGGTAACTTAGCAGATTCGTTTAGTTTATTTGTACATGCCTCTAATGTAGGATTTGGAACTACTGCACAGGCAGGTGTCAACTATGAAGTTTGGGGTGACATTGATCCATTAAATACTGATGTTAAAGGATATACTGGTTTAATTACTGGTATTACAACATCAGCAGGTATTGGAACTGATCTTGGTCTTGTATTACAATTAGATACTAACAATCTAGTTAATGAATTTAATGCTTCTTATGTACAAGATTTAGAAGCAGGTTATCCAATTCAAGTTTATGGATCTGGATTACAACCTGTTGCGGGTGTGATTACCAGTATTGATAGTCATGATTCCGATATAGTCGGTGTCAGCACCTTTGATGTGGACAATATATACTATGTCTCTGCTATATCTTGGGATGGTAGTTCTAGAACTGGTGTTGCTACATGCAATATACACTCTGGAACTGATGTAAGTGGACTTGTAGGTGTTGGTTCAACACTACATCCTGCAGCAAGGTTAACATGGGGAAGATTCTCTTCCGCATTGAGAAGTGTAGCATATCCTCTTAACATCTCTGTTAAAGGTTTGAATTATAATCCAGACCTAGACGAATGGCCAACCGCCAAGCGTATGAATATTGGGTTGCGTAATACTGGAGCACTCGATAAAACCTTATAAATATCAAAATAGTAAGACTCTTTTTATAGAATATTGCAATGGCAGCAATTATAACCGATCAATTTAGGATTATCAACGCTAATAACTTCATGGATGATGTTACGAGTGGGGATAACTCTTACTATGCTTTTCTTGGATTAGCAAATCCTACAGTATCGGGATTCGGAAGAACAGATACTTGGAATAGTACTACTGTTCAACCACCATCACCTGTCGATAGTATCAATTATAATAATCATGTGTATGATACTATGTTATTTGGAAGAAAGATATTTCCTGGCGATGTAAGAAGATTAATTAGAAAAGTAAATTGGACAAAAGGTACATCATATGACATGTACCGTCATGATTATAGCACAACTAACCGTTCTTTGGTTTCCAACTCTAGTAGATTATATTCATCAAGTTATTATGTTATGAACAAAGACTACAGAGTCTATGTTTGTATTAATAATGGATCTGCAGGTATAACTACAATTGCTAGTGCATCATTAGATGAACCAGGTTTTACAGACCTAGAACCATCCTCTGCAGGTGTAAGTGGTGATGGTTACCTTTGGAAATATATGTTTACAGTTCCTCCTGCGGACATTGTAAAATTTGATTCTACTGAATATGTTGCTGTTCCTAATGATTGGGAAACAACTACTAATGCAGATGTGAAAGTTGTTAGAGATAATGGAGATTCAACTGTCAACAATAACCAGATAAAGGTTGTATCTATAGATGATCCTGGTAGAGGATATAATTTTCTTTCTAGTCCTATAGAAGTTGATATACTAGGCGATGGTACTGGAGGAAAAGTAAGAATCTTAACTAATACAACAGGTGAGATTATTCAAGCACAAGTAACGCAAGGAGGGCAAGGTTATAGTTATGGCCGTGTTGATTTATCTTCTATTAATAGTACTGTTTCGACTAATGGTAGGTTCGCCAAACTAAGTCCCATAATACCACCAACTTTAGGGCATGGATTTAATGCTTATAAAGAATTGGGAACTGATAAGGTTTTGATATACACTAGATTTGATGCATCTTCTTATGATTTTGTACCTGATACAATATTTGGTCAGGTTGGATTAGTTAGAAATCCTCAAGCAGTTGGTGCTTCTGGAACTACCTTCCTACAAACATCAGAATTTTCTGCACTAAAATCTATTAAATTTACTGGAGACACTTCACAGTCTCTTGGTATTGGCACAGTTATAGAACAAAATATAACTGGTGTAGGAACTGCTAGAGGTTATGTTGCATCTTATGATCTTGATACTCAGGTAATTAAGTATTTCCAAGATAGAACATTATCATTTACAAATAAGTATGATCCGACTGATAGTGCAGATGTTGCTAATCAAACTCCAGTCTTAGAATTTACATCAACTGCAAATGCTGTTACCAGTACCGCATTTAGTGTTAATGTAGATACAACCTTTAGTGGCATATCCACTGTAACCCCTGCAGGTAAGACTGTTGACTTAGGAGTTCAGTTTACAAATGGACTTGCCGATGCTGAGATAAATAAACGCAGTGGAGATTTAATTTATCTTGACAACAGACCCTCTATTACAAGAAATGAGCGTCAAAAAGAAGACATTAAAATCGTATTAGAGTTCTAAAAAGATGCCACAACAGACCAATCTAAACATAAGTCCTTATTACGACGACTTTGACAGAACCAAGAATTTTCATAGAGTTCTTTTTAAACCAGGTTTTCCAGTACAGGCTCGTGAACTTACAACCATGCAGTCTATTCTGCAAAATCAGGTTGAACAGTTTGGTAGTCATATATTTAAAGAAGGATCTGTTGTAGTACCTGGCGGTATTACTTTTGATCCAGAATATTTTGCAGTTCAATTAGATGGAACTCACTTAGGAACTGATGTTGAAGTATATTTGAGTGCACTTAAAGGTAAAAAAATAAAAGGTCAAACTTCTGGTGTAGTAGCAAAAGTAGTAAACTGTATAACCTCATCCATATCTACTAATAACAATCCAACAATATTTGTAAAATATATTTCACCAGGTCCCAGTGGAGCTTTCGATCTCTTTAGTAATTCTGAATTACTTATACTACAAGATTCAGTAACTTATGGTAACACAACATTAAATATAGGATCTTCAATAGCATCAACTATTGCTGTAGATGCATCTTTAACAGGATCAGCAGCTAGTATAGCAAGTGGTGTTTACTTTGTAAGAGGTACTTTTGTTAGAGTTAACGAACAAACACTTATATTAGATCAATATACAAATGATAGCACATATAGAGTAGGTTTGCAAGTTGTTGAATCAGAGATTGCTGCAAAAGAAGATACCAGTTTATATGATAATGCGAAAGGATTTTCCAACTTTGCTGCACCAGGTGCTGATAGATTAAAAATAGAATTAATTCTTAGCAAAAAACCAATAACTGATTTTGATGATACTGATTTTATAGAAGTTGTTAGAGTCAGAGAAGGAACTATTGAAAAGGAAAATAATAATAATTCTCAATACAATATAATTTTAGACTATCTTGCAAAAAGAACACATGATGAGTCTGGGGACTATGCACTAAAACCATTTATAGTTGATGTTCAAGAAAGTTTAAATGATCGTCAAGGAAGTGGTGGTGTTTATTTCGAGAACGAAACCACAAGAGAGGGAAGAGAACCAGAAGAAGAATTAACTGCTATAAAAATATCACCAGGTACTGCATATGTAAAAGGTTATGAATATTCCACACAGGGAGAAATTATTGATTGTCCTAAAGCAAGATTGTTGCAAGATGAATTTATCGAAGAATCTTTCACATTTAGATTAGGTAATAAACTAATAGTACAAGATGTCAAGGGTGCTCCTATACAAGGAGATAGTGTTAATTTACGAAGTGGTATTAGTAGTTCTATTGTTGGAACTGCAAAGGTATATAATTTTGCATTGTCAGATTCAAAGTATAAGGATAAATCAACTGAGTTTGATTTACATTTATTTGATGTACAATTACGCAATGATCTCCAATTAAATGAATATGTTACATGGCCAAGATCAATTACTGTTGAAGGTGCTGAGAGTGGTGCTAGAGGTATTAGTGTTGCAGCAGGAACTGCCAGTAGTACAATAACAGTAGAGGGTGTGTCTGGTAGATTTTTAGACGGAGAACAACTTATATTTACTAATGATTATAACTTACAGAGATCAATACAAAAAGTAGTAAGATATGATATTAATGATGTAGAGAATATAGGAGATACTGGTAATACTTTCTACTCTAAGAAAAAATTATTCAATGTATTACCTCTAGGATTTGATAAGACTGATCTTGTACAAATTGCCACTAATGGAACTGTCACATGTCCTGGCAAAACATTTGAAATATTTAAACCCAATCAAATTATAACATATACCGTAGCTGGTGAAACTTTACCTCAACGAAATGTTGTTACTGAAGTTAATGCAGATGGTACTAACATGAAACTAGCTGCAACGACAGGAGTAGCAAATATATTTCTAGGAGGTTTACCATCTAGTACATATACAGGTGCGATATTCTTAGGTCAACAACAATTAACTTCTGAAAATAATTCTGGTTTATATCTTCCATTTCCTAAAAGCAATATCGGTGAAGTAGATCTTACTGAAGCAGAACTATTATTAAGTGATCAAGTCACTTCTGAATCCACAGATGCTAATGGAGTTTTAGTTGTAAATACTAGTGCACTAAGTCTTAATGATGTTACTTTTGCAGCATTTGATCAAGAAAGATATAAGGTAACTTATAGTGATGGAACAATTGCAATAATAGACGATTCTCAAGTTGTCATAACAAGTGACACATTAACAATCAATAACTTACAATTTAGTGAGACTAGTATAAAGGTTGATGTAACTGTTATCAAGAGTAATATAAGAAGTAAAGTAAAAGAATTTAAGAAAAGTCAGTCAGTTAATATAACAAGATCTTCTAATGCTGCAACTGGTAATGCTGTTAACATTGGTCTTAATGATGGATTAACAGAATCAGCATTATATGGTTTAAGAGTGCAAGATGCGGATATATCTTTAAATTGTCCTGATGTAGTAAATGTTGTTTGTGTTTACGAATCACTGGATGCAAATGCTCCAATATTTGATAAGTTGGCATTTACATCAACTGATCCTATTTTCCAAAATGCGATAGTAGGTGAAAATATAATAGGTGAAACATCTAATGCTGTTGCAAGAATAACAGAAGTTGATGTTGGTAATAGTAATATTAGTATCGTATATCAAACTGTTGATAAATTCAATCTTCTTGAAAATTTAACATTTAGTGAATCTAACTCTACTGCAGTTCTACAAAATGTTATCAATGGTAAGTTTAAAAATATAACAAATGAATATGTTTTAGATAAAGGTCAAAAAGAACAGTATTATGGATATTCTTCTATAGTAAGACTTAATGATAACTATATTCCTACAAAACAAATTACAGTTATATTTGATAAGTATGATATACCATCTACAGATACTGGAGATGTATTTACTGTTGCTAGTTATGATCCAGAAAGATTTTCAAAAGATGTTCCCGATATAGGATTGTCTCAAACAAGAGCAACTGATACACTTGATTTTAGACCTAGAGTTGATACATATGATCCTGCATCTCAAATATGGGGTCCATTCTCTCCCTTCCATAGAAGCAGTATTCTTTCCAGTGCAAGAAAAGTAACACCAAACGAATCTTCTAAATTTAAGTTTAAAAATTATCTTGCCAGAATAGACAAGTTAATACTTAAACCTGGTCAAGGCATGCAATTGGTTATAGGAGTAGATAAAGAAATTCCTAAAGCACCTGCTGATGATGTAGATGGTATGACAATAGCAACTATTGTATGGCCACCATATACATTTGATGTTGAAGATGTACAAGTATATTTAATTGATAATCGTAGATACACAATGCGTGACATTGGTGTAATTGAAGATAGAGTACAGCATCTAGAAAATGTTACAACATTATCTTTCTTAGAACAAAAAATTGAGAATTTGCAAATTAAAGATGCTGATGGACTGGATAGATTCAAGAGTGGATTTTTTGCAGATTCATTTAAGAGTAGAGATTTAGTTGATCCTGCTTCACCTGTTGATGTTGATATTAAAAAAGGTCTTTTAATGCCATTAAAAGATTTTAATTCTATAGATGCAGCAGTAGTTCCATCTTCAGAAGTTCCTCCTGAGACATTAGATACTGAGACAGATTATGCTCTATTAGATGAGAATGCTGTAAAGACTGGTAGAATGGTTAGTCTTAAATATACTGAGACAACAATGGTCGAACAGACCTTTGCTACTAGAGTAGAAAACTTAAACCCATTCTTAGTGCATGATTATACAGGTACACTAAAGTTAAATCCTACAAGTGACAACTGGATTAATACTGTAAACACAGCAGGAGTAACAAAAAATAAAACTATCAGAAGACAAAATGTTGATACTAGAGTTAGTTTAACAGAAATTAATGGTGGATTTGGTGAAGATGCATTAGCGTTGAGATCTGTAGATAGAGTTCAAAAAGTTGAAAGAGATGATATTACATCAGAAAATACTTTTATAGAAAGTGAAACATTTGATCCTTTCATAAGATCAAGAAATATAGAATATAAAGCAAGTGGATTAAGACCTAACTCTAGATATTATCAATTCTTTGATGAGATGTCTAATGTAGATGTCGTTCCTAAAGTTATAGGTATTGATAATGTTGTCGGTGCTTTTACTGTTGGAGAAACAATTACTGCATTAGTCAATGGTGAAACATATCGTTTCAGACTTTGTAGACCAGATCATAAGAAAGGACCTTTCGCTGCACCTACAAAAACATATGATGCTAACCCTTTAGATATAAACGAAACATTACCTACAGCATACTCACAAGGTTCTACTGCAATTAATATTGATACTGCTTCACTTGCTCAAGCAGCACAAGGAGACTTCTTTGGTTATCTTCCTATAGGAACTGTCATAGCAGGACAGACTAGTGGAGCACAGGCAACAATTAAAGATCTAACATTAAACTCAGACACATTTGGTGACCTTATTGCTGCTATGTGGATTAGAGATCCATATTCAACACCAGAACCACTTGCAAAAATAAGATCAGGTGAAAGGGAAGTTAAAGTTACTACTGAAGAGAATAATGAAGAAGGTATTAGAGGTGGAACATCAGTATCAGATGCAACTGCTGTATTCTCTGCAAGAGGAACTACAAGAATTATACAAACTGATGTAAGTGTAACAACATTAGAAACTACAACAATACAAAGAGATGTAACTATTACATTTACCAATAGAACTGCTCCACCACCTCCACCACCTCCTGCACCTGTTATCATAAGACAAACTACAGTTATAAACAGAGGTGTCCAACAAGAGGATAGAAACAATAGAAGAAGAAGAAGAAACCGTTGGAGAAGAAGAATAAGGAGAAGAGGGCGTAATAGAGGAAGAAGAGGAAGGAGAGGTGGAAGAGATCCCTTGGCACAATCATTCAGAGTGGGTGAAGAAGGAGCATATGTAACATCAGTTGATGTATTCTTCGCTGATGTCTCCGATCCAACCGTGCCTTGGTGGGTAGAAATAAGGACAATGCAGATAGGATTACCAACAGAACAATTGGTATCTCCTGATGCTAGAGTTGACTTAACAGCAGATGAGGCATTCGTGTCTTCAGATGCTTCAGTTGCAACTAACATCAAATTCCCAAGTCCAATATACTTAGAACCTGATACAGAATACTGTTTTGTTGTAGGATCACCTTTCAACACATATGAGGTGTTTACAGCAGAGATGGGTCAGACTGCTATTAATGCACAGGATTTACCTGCAGTTGCAGGAAATGTTTATAGTAATCAATTCTCAGTTGGTTCTATATTCAAGTCACAGAACTCATCTACATGGACTCCATGTCAGTTTGAAGACATGTGTTTCAAACTTTATAGAGCAGAGTTTTCTACTGATGATGCTATCATAACTCTCCAGAATCCTCCACTAAGAGGAAATAATGGATCGTTACCTGTATTAAATAATAATCCAATACATACACTTCCTAAGAAAGCAACTTTAGGTATTACAACTACAACGACTGCAGGACTTATTGGAACTGTATTTACAGTTGGTAGAACAATTGGAGATGCTTCTGCAACTTATAGATCTGCTATAATTGAGTCTACTGGAGGACCTGTAGAAGGTATTGGAGCTGATGGAATACTTGGTATTAACTCATTTGGTTCTAATTATGGAACACCTAATGCTTTTGTAAATACTTATCCGATAACAGGAAAAGGTGCAGGTTTAACACTTCATTCTGTGGTTGTTGGTACAGGTGCATCACCTATTACAGGTGTTGCTGTATCTGCAACTGGTTCTGGATATCAAATAGGAGATGTAGTTGGAATTGTAACTGCTGATATGAGTGGTTCTGGTTCTGGTTGTAGACTTGGTATTGCTTCTCTTGGTGGATTAGATACCCTATTCCTTACAAATATTCAAGCAGAAGAATTTACTGTAGGAAATAGTATAACATACAATCACAGTGCAGGAACTGTCGTTGATAGTGGTCTAGATGTAATAACATATGATGCCACTGGTAGTAAGTTTACTGGTGAGTATGCTAGGGTTGGTTGTTTTAATCATGGCATGTATAGTTCAGATAACAAAGTTATCATCTCAGGAGCAACTCCTGACACTTTACCAACTGTCACATCTACAATAGTCAACTCTACTACGAGTGCTATTGCGATTGGAGATAGTACTGGATTTGATGTATTTGAGGGAGTCCTCGTTAGTGCAGCAAATACAGGATATGCTATAATAAACAGTGAAATTATTTCTTACACTTCTGTTGGAATAAACACTTTAAGTGGAATTGTTAGAGGAATAGACAATACTCAATCTATCAATCATGCTCAAGGTTCATCCATACAAAAGTATGAGGTATCTGGTGTTGCATTAAATAAAATTAATAAGACACATGATGTACAGGCATTAGAAAGAAGCATGGATACTTTCTTAATCAAGATTGATAGAGAAGGAAGATCTGTTGACATTTCTGGTGTATCTCAACCACAACTATCATTTAATAGTGATGCGTTTGTTGGTGGAGAACATGTTCACTCAACTAGAAATATAATGTATGATCATATAACACCTCTAATTGATGTGTTTACACCTAGTGATTTTGATGAAGTAGACATGACTATTAGAACAGTCAGTGGTACTAGCGTAGATGGAAATGAAGTTTCATTTGCAGACCAAGGATTTGAAGATATTCTTATCAACAAAGAAACTAAATTACCAAACACAAGATTGGTTGCTTCTGAAGTTAACGAGAATAACAAGTTGACTAACATGTTTAGAAACAAATCAATTACTGCTAGAATGTCCATATCAAACAATGGAAATACTTTCAGTTCTCCAATGGTTTGTTTAGATACAGCTGCATTTAAGTTTACATCAAATAGAATCAATAAACCGATCGAAGATGATAACTATGCACATGACAGTAGAGTTAATCGTTTAACAGGTGATCCACATACTTCATACTACATGTCAAAAACAATTAGTATTAAGAATCCTGCAACATCATTAAAGGTTATAGTTGATGCTTACAGACCTCAAGATTCAGACTTTAGGGTATTGTATAGTTTGGTTAGACCTGATGTCAGTGAAGAAGATCAAAAGTTTGTTCTCTTCCCAGGTTACAAAAATAATATTGACACTACAGGAGATGGTTTTGGAGACACTGCTATTGATCCTAACGAAAACGATGGTCGTGCAGATAAATTTATCGCATCATCAGAGAAATTTGTTGAGTATCAATTTACTGTCAATGAGTTAGAACCCTTTACTGGATTCATAATTAAGGTTGTAATGAATGGTACGGATACTGCAAGAGTTCCAATTCTTAAAAATGTCAGGGCACTTGCATTAGCATGATCCCTGTACAAGGACATGATCATCTTTATAGAGATGAAAAAACTGGAGCTATTGTCAATGACGACAACTCCAGTTATAATACATACATGCAAATGAAAGGAAAGAAAAGAAAAGAACGAGAGGAAATTGATAATATGAAAAAGGATATTGGTGAGATGAAAGAAATGCTTAAATTATTAGTTGAAAAATTATGAGAGATCCAAAACAAGAGTTTTTGAGATACCATTATGGTGATGATGCTGTAAAAAGTAATTTTAGCGATCTAAATGACTTGGAAATCATCAGAAATGATATAGATCGTATAGATAAAAACCTATCTGAAGTTAAATCTCAGTTGCAAGAGTTAGTATTGGAGTTAAGGAAGCTAAATACCTTATAGGATAATAGTCGGCATAAAAGATGGCAGTATATGTCTCTAACCTGCAGATAGAATCGGGCTGTGATTTTGAGCATTTATTTGCTCTTGGTGATAATGATAATCAAACAGTCTTAAATCTAGCAGGATTCACAGCATCATCACAACTGCGTAAATGGGCAGGTGCAACAAGTTATGTTGCCTTTGCATCGACGGTATCTAGTCCATTGGAGGGTGAAATAAAAATCTCTATGGCAAGCACTATAACAACCGACATAAAACCTGGTCGTTACCTGTATGATGTTGTCTTGAATGACGGTACACAAAAGGTAAGAGTCGTTGAAGGAATGGTCACTGTTCGAGCAGGGGTAACAAGGTAATGCCATCATTAAGAGTTGGTACTGGCAGCCAAGTAAAGGTAATTGCTAGTGGAGCATTAGGAGGCGGTGGAGGAGGTAAACTAGTTTTACTCTCTGATGTAAACGCTAATAATCTAGGTAACGGTAGTTTCCTAGTTTATGACTCAGCGTCTGCCAAATTTGTAGCACAAACAAATCTACCATCTGTAACTATTGATGGAGGGGAATACTAATGTCTGCAACCATACTGATAAAAAGAACGCAGGGAACATCGCCACCAACCGCAGCACCCGTTGGAACTGGTGTCTCCTTTGGTGAATTAATCTATACATACGATGTTGCCAATGTAGGTGCAGGTAAATCATATAAGAAATTATACATTGGTGATCCAAGTGGTAACACTGAAGCACCAATACCGATCGGTGGTGAATATTATACACAGGTAATAGCAGATAACCCTGCAGATTTTGGTAAACCAGTTGCCAACAAAGCAGTTATTCTTAACTCTGATGCTAAGGTATCAAGTTGGACTGTTGCAACAGATTTACTAGTAGGAGCTGCAGCAACTGTTTCTGGAGATTTGAGTGTTTCTGGTGACTTAAATGTTACTGGTGATTTAGTATATGATGAAGTAACTGGTAGAAATATTAATATCACAGGTGTTGCTACTATTGCTACACTTGGAATAACAAGTTCATTAGATGTAGAAGTTTCTACTGCGGGAGTTGGTGTTGTTACTGCACTATCAGGTGTTGGTGGTACATTTTTAGATTGGAACGCTACATCAGCACAGTTTGAACAAGTCAATGTAAGTCATGCTGCTACAGTTAGAAACTTAACAGTTACTGGCATATCTACGATTGAGAACAACTATGACTTTAGAACTCAGTTAATTAGAATTGGTAGAGAAGCAGGTGTACTAGAAACAGATGGTAACGATCGTCAAGGGTTCTTTATTGGTAACTTTGCAGGTTCAGAAGCAGGTATATCAACTCTTACAAAAAGAAATATTGCTATTGGACATAGTGCTTTCCAAAAAGGTGGTAAGACACAAGCAGAATCAAACTTATTTGTAGGTAACTTTGCAGGACAAGGAGCAGAAGGTTCATATAATATTTTCTTAGGAGACAAAGCAGGTCAAGACTTAGGATCTCAAACAATTATTGAATATGGTGAGACAGGTGAGGCTACAACTATTCAGTTCTCAAATGGTAGTACTTTACCAAATGATCCTTACAATTATAGAGCATATGGTAGTATAGCAGCTGCAAGTATAACTGACATATCTGGTGGTATGTTTGCTATTGCAGTTGAAGCTCTTAGTGACTTAAGTATTGTTAACACTGCTGTTAGTGGTAACTTGACATTTACTATTGGTGGTGCAAGTAATGGACACTTAGATAAAACTAAAGCAGGACCTTTTACGGTTAAAGGAACTGATGACTTTGGATTACTTACAGATATTAATGATGCTATTTACTTATCAAGTGGTAGTATAGGATTAAGTGGAACTTATGGATTCTTAATCGTAAATGCAGGTATCACAACTACAAGTGGTAAAGAAAATCATTTACAGAATATTGGTTTAGGTCGTGAGGCATTATGGGGAGCAGGTATATCAACTGATCAAAGTAATAACATTGCTATTGGTGCTTACTCACTATACAATGTTTTAGGTAATGATAACATTGCCATAGGACAATCTGCAGGTAAGTATAACTCTGGTAGTGGTAATGTAATTATTGGTTTAAATCAAGATGTTGCACAAACAACAGAAGATACTCAATTAATAATTGGTTCTGGAGATACAAAATGGATCTCAGGTAATAATGTTGGCTGGGTTGGTATAGGAACTACCACACCTGACGCTTTACTCGCAGTAAATGGTGATGTTAGTGTATCTGGAGTTGCTACAATTCCTCAAATTGATGTCAATGATCTTGGTGTAGAGGCAGCATATGTTACTGCAGGTATTATTACTTCTTTGGTTGGTACTTATGCAACTATAACAACTTTAGATGTAGAAACATTAGATGCTGAAAATATAAACATTACTGGAGTTGCTGTTACCGACATAGTTGGTACTGCTGCAACTATATCAGTATTTGACACCGAAACTGCAGATCTTAAGGATGTTAAAATTACAGCAGGTATCATTACAGATATTGTTGGTACTGCTGCAACCATATCAGTATTTGATACTGAAACTGCAGATCTTAAGGATGTTAAAATTACAGCAGGTATCATTACCGACATAGTTGGTACTGCAGCAACAATTACGACAGTTGATTTCAACACTGCTGATATTGTAACTGCTACAATAGGTTCTGGTATTGTTACAACTCTGGATGCATCTTCTGATGTAACCATTGGTGGTGGACTCACTGTAACTCAGTTTGTTGACTTAAACAATAGTCTAGATGTAGAAAAAGATTTCAGAGTTGGTGGTGCATCAACATTCGTTGGTAATGTAACATTCAAAGGTGGTACAATTGGTCTTGGTGATTCTGTATCAGATAATATTGTATTTAATGCTGATATTGATTCAAGTTTCATTCCTGATGATGACGATACCTATAACATTGGTAGTCCTAGTCAACAATGGAAAGATATCTACATTAACGGTGTTGCTTATATTGATGATTTAAGTGTTGATTCACAAGTTGGTACATATGCAACGATTGGAACTCTTGATGTAGAAACATTAGATGCTAAAGATGTCAATATTACAGGATTAGCAGTCACCGATATTGTTGGTACTGCTGCTACAATAACAACGATTTCTGCAACAGAAGGAGATATCGTAAATGCTAAAATTACTGCAGGTGTAGTAACATCTCTAGTAGGCACTTACGCAACTGTCTCAACGGTTGATATAGAAACATTAGATGCTAAAGATGTTAATATTACAGGATTAGCAGTTACAGATATTGTCGGCACTGCTGCAACAATAACAACGATTTCTGCAACAGAAGGTGACATAGTTAATGCTAAAATTACTGCAGGTATAATAACATCACTCGTTGGTACATATGCAACGATTACAACTCTTGATGTAGAAACTCTTGATGCTTCAAGCATAAGCATTACTGGAGTTGCAGTAACAGACATAGTTGGTACTGCTGCAACAATCGCTACTTTAGATGTAAGTAATGGCGATATTCTTAATGCTAAGATAACAGCAGGTGTTGTCACATCATTGGTAGGTACTTACGGTACAATAACAACTCTTGATGTAGAAACATTAGATGCTAAGGATACAAATATTACAGGATTAGCAGTCACTGACATAGTTGGTACTGCTGCTTCAATCACAACGATTGATGTTACAGATTTAGATGCCTTAACTGCTAAGATTAATGCAGGTTATATAACTTCTCTATATGACTCTACAGGAGTCGTTGGTGTTAATACTCAACATATGTTGAGCACTAATGCTGCAGGACAAGTTGTATGGAAAGAACCTGCTCAGATTGGTATTGCAACAATCAATGCTAAGTTAGATACATGGTTTGTATCTACAAATGGTGTTGATGACGGTGATGCATCTCGTGGTAGAACAGCAGAAAGACCATTTAGAACAATTGGATATGCTCTATCACAGATCACAAATATTGGTGTTAATGATGTTCTAAGCATTTCTGCAGGTGTTTATCAAGAAACATTCCCACTTACTGTTCCAGCTGGTTTAACAATCAGAGGTGCAGGTCTTCGTGCTACTAAAGTTATTCCTACTAATGCTACTAAGCAAAAGGATGCTTTCTTACTTAATGACAGATCTGTTATTGAAGATATTACCATTGCTGATATGTTCTTCAATACATCAGCAAATGAAGGTTATGCTTTCAAGTATGCACCAGGTATTGCACTTACTAGCAGATCACCTTATGTACAGCGAGTAACTGTATTCAACAAAGGTAGTAATGTTACTTCATCTGATCCATATGGTTATGCTTCTGCTGATTCTAATCCATCATCATATCTTTCTGGTGGTGGTGCATACTTAGATGGTTCTGAGGTAGCATCAGGATCGCTTGAGGCAGCGATGCTGTTCAACGAGGTTACATTTATCGTACCTAACAGTAAAGGTGTTGTATTAACCAACGGTTCTCGTTGTGAATATATCAATTGCTTTACTTACTTTGCATCAGAAGCGATCAAAGGTGTATCTGGAACATTAGGTATACACTCTGCAGGTCAGACTAGATTAAGATTGACAGGTATCACAACTGTTGGTGTTGGTAATACAATTACTCTGTTTGATACTGATGGAACCACTTCATTAGGTAGTGCTGTTGTTGCATCTTATGATGGAACTTACTTAGGTGTAACTGGTAAGCAACTTGGATTTGAAGTTCTTAATGCTAGGACTGCCAAATCAGTAACATTTAATGATGATGCTCAGTTAGATACTACTGTTAAAAAGTTTGGTACTTCATCACTTAAATTAGATGGTAGTAACGATTCTATTAGTGTTCCTTCTAGTGGTGATCTTGGATTTGGTACAAACACAGACTTCACAATTGAATTCTGGGCATATGCTAATACAACTGGTCTTTCTAGTGCAACTCTATTTGACTTAAGAGACAGTGGCACTGATGCTGAAGGTCTAAGTCTTGCATTCCGTGCTGCAGGTGAGGTTGATCTAAGAGTTGGTACAACTACTGCTATTACTGGATCTGGTGCAGGTATTGCTACTGGAGTCTGGAAGCATTATGCAATAGCAAGAGAGGGCACAGACACAAGATTATTCGTTGATGGTACACAAAGAGGTATTAAGTTTTCTGATACTACCGATTATGGTTCATCTAAGGGTATTGTATTTGGTGCAGACTTTGACGGTGCAAGCAATAATGTAACAGGTTGGATTGATGAGGTAAGAATTGAAAAAGATGTTGCTAAGTATACATCAAACTTCACTGCTCCTACTTCTGCTCCAACAGGAGATAAAGATACAAAACTACTCCTACACTTTGATGGTACTAGTGGTATTAAGACTACTAGTGACGATGTAATTCGTAATCAAGATGTTCGTATCACACAAGCAGGTGGTGGAATTGGAACTGCTACTAAGGTAATTCTAGCAGATTATAGTCAGTTTGGTGCTGACATGCGTTCTGTTAGTTGTGCAGTTGAGTACGGTCAGAAAGGTATTATCGCTGATGGTGATGGTGTTACATTGCGTCTATTTGCAATTAACTTTAATATGGTTGGTGCAGGTGGAGACATTAGTAATGATCCTAACTTAGCAATACAAGCAAACGAAGTTACTGAGTCAAACAACGGTGATGTATCTTATGTAAGTATTGACCAGAAAGGAGATTTCAGAGTTGGCGAAGCATTCTTTGTTGATCAAGAAAATGGTACAGTATCATTCTCACAACAAGTAACAAGTCTACAGGCACTATCTAATCTAACGATTACTGATGGTTCAAATAGCAGTCAGATTACACCTAACAGTGGTACATTTGGTAACATCCAGATAGCAGGAAATAATATAGAATCTACTTCTGGAGATATTAACATTGACCCAGCTGGTTCTGGAGATATTAATATTACTGGTGATGTAAACATCTTAGGTATCTTAACTGCTACAGTTATTCAGTTAGATGCGTTCCAAAAGAATGATACTTCTATTGCTCTGGATGATTCTGGTGCTGATGGCACTATCAGATTTAATACTGATAATGTTGAAGGTATGCGTCTTGATGCCAATCAAAAAGTTGGTATTGCAACTGCTACACCTAGAGACAGATTAGATGTTCTAGACACTGCTAGATTTGAAAATATCAATGTTACTGGAGTTACGACTGTTGTTACTCTAGATGTGAACGGTGACTTAGATGTAGATGGACATGCAGAATTAGATCAATTAAATGTAGCAGGTGTTGCTACTATCACAACTTTTGATACAGAGACTGCTGATCTTAAAACTGTTAAGATAACATCTGGTATTATTACAGACATCGTTGGTACTGCAGCAACAATCACAACGATTGATGCTTCTGCACTCGATGCTGTTGATGCTAAGATTAATACTGGTATTGTTACTAACTTCACAGTTGGTCAAACAATAGGAAATGGTTCATTAACAATCAACTCTCCTGTTGGTCTTAATAGTCACACAGATATACCTGATAATGTTGAGGTAAGAATTGGTGATAATACAGACTTTAAAATTTACCATCAAGATACTGATGCCTTCAATAACAGAGGTAATACAATATTACAACATGCTAATGGTAATGCGACTTATGGTAGAGTACAAGTAAGAAGTGATTACTTCAGCGTTCAAACTGCTGCAGGTAATAGTGACTTCTTAACTGCTGATGATAAGACTCTAAAACTAATGTATGCAGATCCTGCTGCATCTGGTATTGGAGACAGAGTAGTTATCAGAGCATCTGGTACAGAGTTACTTGGTATTGCATCATTCATAGACAATGGTGTTTATAAAGGAGAAGTTTCAATCGGAACTTCTATTACAGCAACAGCAGGTGTTGTAACTGCAAATGCTATAGATCTCGCTGATGCAGATATTCTTGATGCCAAAATAACAGCAGGTTTAGCAACTGATTTTGCAATAACAAATCTAAAATCACAATCTGGTATCATAACCGATTTAAATGTCGCATCTGACATTAGAGTTGGTGGTGCTATGACTGTTACTGGTATAGCAACATTCTCCCAAGATGTATTTGTTGCAGGTAACTTAAATGTTGTTGGTGATGTTGTATATGATGAGATAGATGGTAGAAATATAAACATCTCTGGAATATCTACTCTAAATAACTTGATCGTAACTGGTGTCAGTACAATATCTGACCTTCTGATCGGTGCAGGTAGTTCTACTACTAAGATAACAACTAATAGTGGTGAGTTAGTATTAGATTCTGCAGTAGGTCAAGTTACAATTCAAGACAATGTTCATATCGTTGGATATGCAACATTTAAACAAGGATTATACTATCGTTCTGATCAAGGTGGAAGCACTGGTATAGGATATAGTGGTCCTAACGGTATGGCATACTTTGAAGATGATGGTAGATTAGTTAGTTCTGCAAGCACTGTAGGATTCCTAACTACTTCTGCATATGTTATGACAACAAATGCATCAGGTGTTCCACAGTGGACTAATTCAATTGATGGAGGCTTCTTCTAATGGCAAAACCTAGTAGTAGAGTAACATTACAAGACTATGTTTTTAGACAACTTGGTGCTCCTGTATTGGAGGTCAATGTTGCTGATGAGCAGTTTGATGATTTACTAGATGACTCTCTACAATATTTTTATGAGAGACATTTTGATGGTGTAGAAAAAGTACTGTTAAAATATAAATTAACAGAAGATGATATTAAAAGAGGTAGAGCTAGAGGTGGTACTAATACATTAGGTATTACAACTACAACAACTACATCTGGAGATTTTGAAGAGAACTCAAATTACTTGACAGTTCCTGATTCAATATTAGGTATAGAAAAGGTCATGAACTTTGATAGTAGTGGACTTAGTAATGGTATGTTTAATTTAAAATATCAATTGTTCTTAAATGATATTGCTTTCAATATGGGTTATGATGGTCTACTAAATTATTCAATGACTAAAACATATCTAGAAGATATCAATTTCTTATTGACTACATCTACACAAATTAGATTTAATAAAAGAAATAATAAATTATATCTTGATATTGATTGGGCATCTGCAACAGTAAGTCATTTTGTATTGATAGAGTGTTACAGAATTATGGATCCTGCAAATAACATAGGAGTATATAACGACTCATTTTTAAAAAGATATGTTGTTGCAAAAACTAAAAAACAATGGGGACAAAACCTCATAAAATACCAAGGAGTAAAACTACCTGGCGGGACTGAGTTAAATGGCAGACAAATTTATGAAGATGGTGATTTAGAGTTAAGAGAACTCGAAGCAAACATGCTATCTACTTACGAAGTTCCTGTTCTTGACATGATTGGTTGATATGCCTGTTTCACCTTTTTTCCAACACGGTTCACCCGAAGAACAGAGATTGGTACAGTCTCTGGTAGACGAGCATTTGAAGATGTTTGGAATAGATGTATATTATATTCCTAGAAAATTAATAGCAACTGATGATATATTAGGTGAGGTTCAGTCATCTAAATTTAATGATAATTATTTGATGGAAGCATATCTAAACAACTACGAAGGATATGCAAAAGGTAGTGATATAATGACTAAGTTTGGTATAAATTTACAGAACGAAATTACACTAACAATATCTAGAGAAAGGTTTGAAGATTTTATAGCACCATTTCAATTTAACTCTACCAACTTACAAGGTGATCAAGATGGTGACATATTATTTGGAACTAGACCTAAAGAAGGAGATCTTATATTCTTCCCATTAGGAGAAAGATTATTTGAAATAAAACATGTAGAACATGAAATGCCTTTCTTCCAGTTAGGTAAAAATTATACTTACGAATTGCAGTGTGAACTCTTCCAGTTACAAGACGAAATTATTGACACTAATGTTGCTCAAATTGATACTAGATTGAGTGAAGAAGGAAATATAACAACAGTTGTTCTTGCAGGTATTGGTTCTACAGCACAAATAGCTGTAGATACATTTGCACCGTCAGGAGCATTACAGAAAATTACATTAAATGATGATGGATCTGGATATACAACTCCACCAAGCATTGTTGTAAGTCCATCACCTGCAGGTGTATCAGATGCTATGGGTCAGGCAGTTGCTATTACAACTCAAAAAGGTCTACTCAATGCAATAGATTTTGTTGCAATTACCAATCCTGGTTTTGCATATGTTGAACCACCTACAATAGGATTTGGAACGCCAGGTGTGGGTGCTGCTGCAACTGCTACATTGACTAACACAGGTATTGGATCTATTAGAATTTCACAACCAGGTTCTAATTATGTTTCTGCACCTATTATAACTATACAACATCCATCAGATGTTGGAATAGGAACTACAGGAACTGTAGGTATTAAAACGGGTCAAGTACAAGCAACTGCTGTAGGAATAATACAAGGATCTGTTCTTTCTAGCATATTCTTAACTAATGCAGGTTCTGGATACGAGGGCATTCCAACTGTTACAGTTAGTTCTCCTCTAAGTGTAGGATTAGGAACTTATCACCTAAATGAAAGAGTGGTCGGATCTGATTCTGGCACTGAAGCATATGTACAAAGTTGGAACGAAGTTACTAGAGAACTACAAATTACAATAAATACTGGTGATTTCAGAGCAGGAGAGTTTATAACTGGTACTGCATCGTCTGCAAGATACCAAGTGCTTTCATATGATGATGACTTAAGTGATCATGCTGCAGGATCTGAATACAATATGAATGAAGAATTTGAAACTGCTGCTGATGCACTTTTAGACTTCAGTGAATCTAATCCCTTTGGAGATGTATAATGTTAGGTACTTATTTTTACCATGAAATTATAAGAAAAACAATTATCGGTTTCGGTACATTGTTTAATGATATTCAAATCAGACATGAAGATAGGAATGGAGGAACTCTTAGTGAAACTAAAGTCCCTTTAACTTATGGTCCTAAGCAAAAATTCTTGGCAAAATTAGAGCAGCAAGCAGAACTATCAAAAGCAGTTGCTATAACATTACCTAGAATGTCATTTGAAATGAATGACATGACATATGATCCTAGTAGAAAATCGAGTATTACTAGAACATTTAAAGCAGTTGATTCCGCAGATAATACTAAAGCAAAAAAAGTATATCTTCCTGTTCCATACAACATAGGATTTGAATTAAATGTAATGACAAAATTGAACGATGATGCATTACAAATTGTAGAACAAATACTTCCATTCTTCCAACCTGCATTTAATATTACAATAGACTTAGTAAGTTCTATTGGAGAGAAAAGAGATATTCCAGTTGTATTAGAAAATATTAATTTTACTGATGAGTACGAATCAGACTTTACAACTAGAAGAGTTTTACTATACACATTTAATTTTAATGCTAAAACTTATCTGTTCGGTCCTGTTGCTGATAGTACAGATGGATTGATCAAGAAAGTTCAAGTTGATTACTATTCAAATACTGATACTGATACTGCTAAGAGAGAGATGAGGTATACTGTACAACCAGATCCAGTAGATGCAGGTCCTTCAGATGACTTTGGATTTAGTGAGAGCACTGATATGTTTAGTGATTCTAAGATATACAGTCCAACTAGAAGAGAGGATGTATAATGTCTAAACCAATTGATGATGCATTAAATACTACATCTGATGGTCATTCTTATGTGCAAAAGTTTAATAAGCATAAAGATGTACCTGATAAAAAAGATCATGGTGCTGAGATAGATAAAGATTATCAATACTCCAGAGCACAGTTATATAACTTAATAGAAAAAGGGCAAGAAACTCTGGATGGTATAATGGATGTAGCAAATGAATCTGGATCTCCTAGAGCATTTGAGGTAGCAGGTCAGGTCTTAAAGTCAACTGCTGATATAGCAGACAAACTAATGGATCTTCAGAAAAAGGTAAAAGAAATTGACGAGACTAAAAACAACACTACAAATAATGTTACTAATAACGCTATTTTCACTGGCAGCACTGCCGAGTTGCAGAAACTCATCAAGAAAGGATTCTTAGATACTAAATAAGGCTAGAATAAACTATATCTCATGGCAGAAATAAAAAAGGAAGAGAAGAGTATTCTTGGTAAAATCAAGGATAAAGTGCTTCCTGATGAGGACGAACAAGCTGCTATCATCAGTACATTTGTCCGTCTTGGTGTTTTGGTTTGGTCAGGTGGCATACTAACATTGAACTATGTTGCTATACCAGGTGTACCACAACAAAAGATAGATCCAACTTTCATAGCTTCGGTTTTTACAGGAGTTTTAGCTAGTTTTGGAATTCAAACGGCTTCTAAGAAAGGCGATGGCACTATGAAAATGTCTGGTGCTAATGGCGTTGGTAAGAGTGGTGGTCCTACACAGACTATTATTATAGAACAAGCACCATTAAAAATTATTGCTGAGTCACCTAAGAAGACAGAAAATTACAAAATGTAGTATAATATATACAGTAGAAACATATTGTATATGAGAGAAACATTAATCAAAGCACTGCTGGCACATGCACAAGGAGATATCCAAAAGCATGTTGCTAATGTAGAAGTATATCTTACTAATCCTGCAGGTATTGGTGAGCACTCTGATATTACAGAGGCAATAGAAACTGAGTTAAATATTATTGCTAAGTATCAGGATCAAATTGAAGTCATAAACAAGTATTTCAAAACATCTAAAAAGGAGATGCTAACTTGAGGTTACCAGATATTACACAAAAATGGTTTGATAAGGCAACCGCATGGGATAGAGATCTTGCCAAAAAACTTCAAAATAAATTTAAACTAACTGACTATCAAATGCTTTGGTTAGCATTTGGTAAAGGTATTATTATTGGTGCTTTGATACTCTAACAATGTATCTAAAAATACAGAGATTGTAGATAAATATTGGGAAATGGAGTTGAAACTATCATGTCCCATTATACGGTTGGTTATCACGATAACCTAGATAATCATTATGAAATCTGTGAGTATGCAAATGATGCATACAACGCTATAAAGCAAGCAAGGGAAGACCTAGAAGGTTTTAATAATCCACATGCTGCTGAATACTGTATTAAGGAGAATTAAGATGAATGGTAGATTAGATAAAGTTGCAATGACCAATAGACTTATGCAACTCAAAAGAGAATTGCATTATAAGTGTGAGATTGGAGAAAAAGGTCAATGGGAATGTAATGGAGCAAACGAATATCTCAACAAAACTTTTGATATATTAGATGAGTATTGGCAATGATTGTCTGGGGTGTAATCTGGATGATTGCCATATTGCTTGTAGCAGTATCTTGGTATATCTACTATATACTTAGAATGGCTTATAAGGAGATGTCTGATGGGAGCAATGGTTCCACCGAGCAGGAAGAGCTGCTACAACTTCAGAGTAACAGAGATTAACCGTGTTGTTGATGGCGATACTATTGATGTCACCATTGATCTTGGGTTTGACTTATACAAGAAAGAAAGAGTTAGAATTGCAGGAGTTGATACGCCAGAGAAAAGAACAAGAGATCTGGAAGAAAAAGCATTGGGATTAGATGCTACAAACTGGATGAAGAAAAACTTAGAGGATACAATCGAAGGAGATGAGGAACTTACTATTAGAACCGAACTTAAAGGTGGCGTGGGTAAGTACGGTAGGCTTCTTGGTTGGTTATATGTCGGCGATGATCCTGTATCACTCAACGAACAAATGATTGAAGAAGGATTTGCTTGGTCATATGATGGAGGCACAAAGCAAAAGAACTTCGAGGAACTACGAGAAATTCGTAGAGCAAAAGGTACGCTAGACGCAGGTTAATGGCAGTAGCAAAGGAAGAAATTTATCTAGGTAATCCTAATTTAAAAAAGGCAAATACCGAGATACAATTCTCACAAGAACAAGTAAAAGAATGGATCAAGTGTAAACGAGATCCAATTTACTTTGCGAAAAATTATGTAAAGATAGTATCACTAGATGAAGGTCTTGTTAAATTTAAGATGTATCCTTTTCAGGAGAAATTAATTCAGAACTTTCATAATTCTAGATTTAACATATGCAAAATGCCTCGGCAGACTGGTAAGTCTACAACTGCTGTTTCTTACCTATTACATTACGCAGTATTTAATGATAGTGTAAACATTGGTATACTTGCTAACAAGGCAGCAACTGCTAGAGAACTATTAGGTAGATTACAAACTGCATATGAGAACTTACCTAAATGGATGCAACAGGGTATTATATCTTGGAATAAAGGATCACTGGAGTTAGAAAATGGATCTAAAATACTTGCAGCATCTACCTCTGCATCTGCAGTTAGGGGTATGTCTTTCAACATTCTATTTTTGGATGAGTTTGCCTTTGTTCCTAATCATATTGCTGACGCATTCTTCAGCTCAGTATATCCTACTATTACTTCTGGTAAAACAACCAAAGTCATAATGGTTTCTACTCCTCATGGAATGAACCATTTTTATAGGTATTGGCATAATGCTCAGAGGGGTAAGAATGAATATACACCAACAGAAGTTCACTGGTCAGAAGTGCCAGGTAGAGATGCAAATTGGAAAGCACAAACTATATCAAACACATCAGAGCAGCAATTTAAAGTTGAGTTTGAATGTGAGTTCTTAGGATCTGTTGATACACTCATAGCAGTTGCTAAATTAAGAACATTAGTTTTTGAAGATCCTATACAAGATAATGGTAAAGGATTAGTTGTATATGAAGCACCACAAAAAGATCACAACTATATCATAACTGTTGATACTGCTAGAGGTATAGATCATGACTATTCTGCTTTTGTAGTATTTGATATTACTCAGTTTCCATATAAAACAGTAGCAAGATATAAGAACAATGAAATAAAACCTATGCTATTTCCTTCTATAATTCAAGATATGTGTAATGCATATAATTATGCTTATGCTCTCATAGAAGTAAATGATATAGGAGAACAAGTTGCAACTATACTTCAATATGATTTGGAATATGAAAATGTTCTTATGTGTTCTATGAGAGGTAGAGCAGGTCAAATTGTTGGGTCTGGGTTCTCTGGTAAGAAAACACAGATGGGAGTCAGGATGACTGCTGCTGTTAAGAAAACTGGATGCTCTAATTTAAAAGCATTAATTGAAGAAGATAAACTAGAAACTAAAGATTATGATATAATATCAGAGTTGACTACCTTCATACAAAAGAAACAATCATGGGAGGCAGAAGAAGGTTGCCACGATGACTTAGCAATGTGCTTAGTTATCTTTGCATGGTTAGTTGCTCAAGATTACTTCAGAGAAATGACGGACAATGATGTTCGTAAAAGAATCTATGAAGAACAGAAAGAGCAAATAGAACAAGATATGGCACCATTTGGATTCATTAGCGACGGATTATCTGATGAAGATTTTGTTGATGATGAAGGAACTAAATGGACAGTTGATAAAGAGATGTCATCAACATATGGTGATATGTCTTATATGTGGGATTATTACTAATGTTTAAACATTTGAAACTAAAAAGATTATTACAAAAATCATTTCCAAAGAAAAAAATAACTATAATAGATAATAAAGACGGATCACAAACAATTTCAATATTATGATATTCGCATTCATACTTTCACTATTTGCAAATCACTTACCAGTAATGTATGTGCAAGTACCTCAGTGGGCAGATGACTGGGCAGTGTGTGCAGTAGATGTACCTGATGCAAAGTGTCATTGGTATGTCATGTCACCCGACAATACATTTGGTGAGGGTTTTGATTGGGAAGAAGCACCTTGGTTTGATGCAAATGGATTGAATGATATTGCACCAATGCAAGCAAAGACAGTTGTAGAGAAATTGCAGGAACAAAAATGAGAATAGTTATTGTTAGTGGTGGATTTGACCCTATCCACAGTGGACATATTGAACATTTTAAAGAAGCAAAGAAGTTAGGAGATATCCTTATAGTAGGATTAAACTCTGATGAATGGTTAACTAGAAAGAAAGGTAAACCATTTATGCCTATCCAAGAAAGGTTGGCAGTTATTAGAGAATTGAGAATGGTTGATAGTGCTGTAGCATTTAATGATGATGACAACAGTTCTATAGATCTTATTAAAAAAACTTTAGTGTTATTTGATGATGTTTTATTTGCTAATGGTGGAGATAGGACTCAAGACAATATACCTGAGATAGATGCATTTGATAAAGATCCTAGAGTGCAATTTGCATTTGGGGTTGGTGGTACACACAAACAAAACTCTAGCAGTTGGATCTTAAAAGAATGGACTTCACCGAAGAATTCGATCTAGGTCATCTAGTTCTCCAAGAGAGAAAATGTAGATGCTGTAAAAAAGTAAAAGATTTACTAACAGAATTTTATAAGACTCATAAGGATAGAGGAAGCGTAGCATCTTCTTACTCGTATGAGTGTAAGGAATGTACTAAGAAAAGAATAAAATTAAAAAGAAAGAAATTAGATAATAATATTTGGATATATCCTGACTGGTAATGTTCACCCAGTGTTTCCCCGATGAAAACACCCTAAACAATAAATAATTACAGGAATTTAGAATTCACCGAGGAGAAAAAGATGCCCCTGAATTTAGCATCTCCAGGAATAATTGTAAAAGAAGTTGACTTAACCAATGGTAGAGTAGATCCTACATCTACAAAGTCTGGTGGTTTAGTTGCTCCCTTTGCAAAAGGACCTGTAGAAAAACCAACCCTTATAGAAACAGAAGCGGATCTTCTCGATACCTTCGGTTCACCATATAGGGATAGCAATCACTACGAATACTGGTTAACTGCTTCATCATATCTTGCATATGGTGGTGTGCTACAAGTTGTTCGTTCAAATGAATCTGGTTTGAAGAATGCCTTTGTTGGTACTGCTTCAAGCGTAGTTATTAAAAGTGGTGACGATTATGTAACTAAAGGATATGCAGAGAACAACATTTCTAATGTTGTGTTTGCTGCTAAGAATCCTGGTTCATGGGGTAACGGTCTTAAAGTAGCGATGATAGATGGTCTTGCTGATCAAATACTAACTGGTATTACTACTGTCTCTGTTTTAGGTTTCTCATCAACTGCTAACGGTGGTCTTGCTGCTGTCGCTGGATACGAAGACGGTTTAAGTCCAATAGATCTTACAGTTGGTCTCGGTGTAACACAAGCAATCCCTGCTAATACTGTGGTAGCAGGTGCTGGTTCAACATCAGTTCTCGATGGATATCTTAAAGGGGTAATCACTGAAGTTGGAACAGGTCAAGTCTCAGTTAAAGTAGTATCTCATGTTAGTGCTGCTGGTACTGAAACTTCAGTAGACTACACACCTGGTGGAGTTTACGCATTTACAGAAACAGGTAATGCAAGTGGTGGTATTCATCTTCATGTACAATCTGCTATAGGTAGTGGCAAACATGGTTGGCAAGCAAGTACAGTTTCATACGGATCTAGTTTTGGTGCTGCTAACTTCTTAAGTGCTTTAACAGGTGCTGGTGTAACTGTTGGTGATAATCGTTACCTTGCTGCACAAGAATTTGCTCCTGGTACTCTAGATTATACTGGAGAGAAAGATTGGTTTGATAGTCAATGGTTTACATTAAAAGGTGGAGAGAAAATTTACTGGAATAACTTAGCTGAAAGACCAGGAACTTCTAACTATGCAAAAGATAGAAACTCTAAGAACGATGAAGTTCATGTAGTTGTCTATGATGACTCAGGTAAGATTACTGGTAATGCAGGTACTCTTCTCGACAAGTTTACTACTACCTCTAAAGCAAAAGATGCCATCTACTCAGTAGGTAATGCACAATACTATAGAAAGGTTATTGAAATAGGTAGTCCTAATATATTTGCTGGTGGTGCTCCATCAGGAGTTATTACAACTGACCTTGATGCAGATTTCAATCCTGTATCTGATGTAGCATGGGATCAGGATACTGAAAATATATCCTTCGCTGCAATTGGAAATTATGTATCATTACTTTCAGGTGGTACAGATTACGGTGGAAAAACAACCATCGATACAACTGATGCTCTAAAAGTAACAGTCGGAGATCTTTCTACAGGATATGATCTTTTAGCAAATAAAGATGCTTACCCACTAGATTTCCTTATCATGGGATCTGGTGCTCACGGTAAAGAGGAAACTCAAGCACTTGCTAATAAGTTAATTGCTGTTGCTGAAGTTAGAAAAGATTGCGTAGCATGTATTTCTCCTAACAGACAAGCATTTTTATCTTCCTCTGGAGATGGAGAAGATTTGACACTTAAGTCAGATACAGTTACTTCACAAATCATCAGTTTCTACTCAGCGATTACATCATCTTCTTATGCCATATTTGATAGTGGTTACAAGTACATGTATGATCGCTTTAGTAAGCAATTCCGCTATGTACCTCTAAACGGAGACATCGCAGGTATATGTGCTAGAAACGATATAAACAACTTCCCTTGGTTCTCACCAGGCGGAACACAAAGAGGATCAATCCTCAATGCTGTTAAGTTAGCATACAATCCAAGTCAAGTTGAAAGAGACAAACTTTACTCTTCTAGAGTAAACCCAGTCATCTTCTCACCTGGTGCTGGTATCATCTTATTTGGTGATAAAACAGGTCTTGGTAGAGCATCAGCATTCGATAGAATTAATGTTCGTCGTCTGTTTATCTTCTTAGAAAAAGCAATCGCTGCTGCTGCAAAAGATCAACTATTTGAATTCAACGATGAGATCACAAGGATCAACTTTATTAATATCGTTGAACCTTTCTTAAGAGATGTACAATCCAAGAGAGGTATCACAGACTTCGTTCTTGTTTGTGATGAAACAAATAACACTGCTGCAATCATTGACAGTAACGAATTCGTTGCTGACATCTATGTGAAACCAGCAAGATCTATCAACTTCATCGGTCTTACATTCGTTGCTACACGCACAGGTGTTAGCTTTGAAGAAGTTATTGGTCGAGTTTGATCTAACTTTATTAAAATCCCAGAGGTAAACATTAAATGGCCATTACAAACCAAAACCCACCTAAGACCGCCGATAGGACAATTGACAAATTTAAGTCAAGGTTGTCAGGTGGTATCGCAAGACCTAACCTGTTTGAGGTTGTACTTGCATTCCCAGACGGAGTAGTTGATGCTAGTGTCAACGATCTAGATTCAAAAGCTAGATTCTTAGTTAAGTCTGCTGCACTTCCAGCATCTAACATTGCTCCAATAGTAGTACCTTTCAGAGGTAGACAGTTAAAAATTGCAGGTGACAGAACATTCGATGAATGGCAAATCACTGTAATCAACGATTCAGATTTTGCTATCCGTTCTTCTTTCGAGAGATGGATGAACTCAATGGCAAAAGTTTCAGATACATCTGGTAATACTAACCCAGAAGATTATACTAGAGACGCTTATGTCTATCAGTTAGGTAGATCTGCTGTTACTCCAAACTCACAGGAGTCTGCATCAAATATGCCTATTCTTAGAACATATAAATTCTATAGTGTGTTCCCAACACAGGTATCTCAGTTGGATCTTTCATACGATAACTCTGATGCTGTTGAAGAATTTACAGTTAATCTCCAAGTACAGTGGTGGGAAGCTGCTGGAAATGGTGGAGATGTGGCCTGATAAATAACAATATAAGTTAATAAAAACTAGTAATGGCGAAACTATTTGGTTTCTCAATTGAGGATAAAGACGAAAAGAACGCCAAGGGTATAGTCAGCCCCATCCCACCGACAGGTGAGGCTGGGGTTGATTATTATATTCAGGGTGGTTTTTCTAGTCAGGTTGTAGATCTTGAGGGTATCTACAAGACAGAGCATGAACTTATAAGAAAGTATCGTGAGATGGCATTACACCCAGAGGTGGACAATGCTGTAGAAGATGTTGTAAACGAAGCAATAGTATCTGATACTAATGATTCTCCTGTAGAAATAGACCTAGAGAATCTAAATGCAAGTGATGGTATTAAAAATATTATCCGCAAAGAATTTAAACATATTAAAGATCTTCTTGACTTCGATACAAAAAGTCATGAGATTTTTAGAAACTGGTATGTTGACGGAAGATTATATTACAATAAAGTAATAGACATTAAGAAACCAGAAGAGGGTTTACAAGAATTAAGATATATTGATCCTCTTAAAATGCGTTATGTGCGTAAGGAAAAGAAGAAAGATGATAAGGGGAATTTGTTTAACATGCAGAATGTGCATGAGAATGATAAAGTATATTTCCCAGAAATAGAAGAGTATTTTCTATACACACCAAAAGCACAATACCCAACTAACATTGGTGTAGCAGGTGCAGGATCAGCATTGAAAGGTGTTAAACTTGCAAAAGATTCTGTTGCATATTGTACTGCTGGATTAGTAGATAGAAATAAAGGAACTGGATTATCTTATCTTCATAAAGCAATTAAGGCACTTAATCAATTAAGAATGATTGAGGATAGTCTTGTTATCTACAGATTATCAAGAGCACCTGAGAGAAGAATATTTTATATTGATGTTGGTAATCTTCCTAAGATAAAAGCAGAACAATATTTGCGTGATGTCATGTCTCGTTATAGAAATAAACTAGTCTATGACTCAGCATCAGGTGAAGTAAGAGATGATAAAAAATATATGTCTATGTTAGAAGACTTCTGGTTACCTCGTAGAGAAGGTGGTAGAGGAACTGAAATTACTACATTACCTGGTGGACAAAACTTAGGTGAGTTAGCAGACATAGAATACTTCCAATCTAAATTATACAGAT